GCTAATGTAAACACGCTAAAAGCTGCTACATTCTCACGCATGCCTAAGGCAGATGTATCACGCAGATTTAAAGACAATGATCCAGTAGGTAGAGTAGCATCCATGATCCTAGAAAGAGCAATGGATTTTGAGATTACTCACTATGGTGATCTTAAACATTGCTTAGAAGCATCTGTATATGACAGATTTTTAGGTGGTCGTGGATCAGCATGGGTTCGTTATGAGCCTAAGATTGAGTCTATGGACTATTCAACATCTGAACAAGATGAAGAATCAGATGAAGCCGCAGAATACTTAGATTCAGAAGCAGCTCCAGTAGATTATGTACATTGGAAAGACTTTGGACATGAGCCTGCTAGAACATGGGATGAAGTAAACAAAGTATGGCGTAAAGTTTACCTAACACGCAAAGCATTAGTAGAACGCTTCGGTGAAGAATTAGGTAACAAAGTACCATTAGACTCATCACCAGATGACCAAAAGTATAAAGATTCAGATGGCATTGGTAAGAAAGGTCTTATCATTGAGCTATGGGATCGTGAAACTAAAAAGGTTATGTGGATCTCTAAGTCATTAAATGAAATCTTAGATGAAAGAGATGATCCTTTAGAGCTAGAAGAATTTTTCCCATGCCCTAAACCATTATACTCAACAATTACTAATGAAACATTAGTACCAATTCCAGATTTCACATTATATCAAGACCAAGCTAATGCTTTAGACATACTCTCTACACGCATTTCTGGCCTTATAGACGCATTAAAAGTTCGTGGTGTATATGACGCATCAGAACCAACATTACAAAGGCTATTTACAGAGGGTGAAAACAATACACTTATTCCTGTTAAGAACTGGCCAGCGTTCTCTGAAAAACAAGGTCTTAAAGGTGCTATTGACATTGTTGATATCACACCTATTGCTATGGCTCTTAAAAATGCTTATGAAGCTATGGCACAGGTTAAGCAAGAAATCTACGATATTACTGGTATATCTGATATTATTCGTGGTCAATCTAATGTTATAGAAACAGCCACATCTGCTCAAATCAAGAGCCAATTTGCATCTTTACGCTTAAAAGAATACCAAGATGGTGTAGCTTTTTATGCTTCTAATATTCTTAAAATTAAAGCACAGATTATTTGCCAACATTTCCAACCTGAAACATTGGTCAAAATTGGTGGCGTACAACAATTAAGTCCAGACGATCAACAATTAGTACCACAAGCAATTGACATGCTTAAAAACAATCCTATGCGTACATTCAGAATTGAAGTCGCTACGGATTCTATGTTATACCAAGACGAACAACAAGAAAAAGAAGATCGTGTTGCGTTCTTAGGTGCTGTTGGTGCATATTTAGATAAAGCTACACAAGCTGCACAAGTAATGCCACCAGAAGCTACACCTTTACTCATGGATATGTTAAAATTTGGTGTTACAGGTTATAGAGTAGGCAGAGTTTTAGAAGGTGAATTTGATAACGTGGTAGATGCAATTAAAGAACAAGCTAAACAGCCTAAACAGCCACAGCCAAATCCTGAGATTATGAAGATACAGATGGAAGCTCAAGCTAGACAAGCTGAATTGCAAGCTGAATTACAAGCTCGTGACCATGAAATTCAATTAGAAGCTCAAAAACAAGAAGCACAAGCTAGAAATGACATGTTAGAACGTCAGCACAAAGCAGAACTAGATCAGGCTCTAGCTAAACAGCAATTAGAATATGACACATGGAAAACTCAGTTAGAAAATGAAACTAAGATTTTAATAGCTGAAATGGATGCTAAAACAAAACTTAAAACACAATATATGTCAAGCAATCCGCAAGATCCGCTTACACATATAGATGAAAATGGCAATCCTAAGTTACCAGATGATATTACTAATCTATTGCATGATGTTAATTCAAGCATGGAAACATTAGTAAATGCTAATATGATGACACAACAAGCTAATGCAAACTTAGTAGCTCAACAACAAGCTGCACATGACATGTTGGTCAATCATTTAACTAAACCTAAACAAGTTATAAGAGATAACAACGGTAAAATTATAGGCGTTCAATAATGGCAATAACAATTAAGCATGCCAAAACTGACACCATAACGGACTGGACACAGACCGATTTAGATGCTCAGATTGCATTAGGTAACTTTCCACCTGGCACTACGCTAGCTGACATTGTTTTACCTAGTGATTGGAATGATGACCACACATTTACAGGCACATTAGGTGTAAGTAATGGTGGTACAGGTGCGACTACGCTTACAGGTTATGTAAAAGGTAATGGCACATCAGCATTTACAGCAAGCTCTACAATTCCAAATACAGACGTATCTGGTTTGGGTACAATGGCCACACAAAATGCTAATAATGTCACTATTACAGGTGGTTCTATTAGTGGTGCTACAGTTAGTGGATATATTCCTACTACAGAAAAAGGTGTTGCTAACGGTGTTGCTACATTGGATTCAAGCGGTAAAGTACCTGTTAGCCAAATACCAGCATTAGGTGATCTTAATTATCAAGGCACATGGGATGCTGCTACAAATAGCCCTACGCTAACATCATCTGTAGGCACAAAAGGCTATTATTATGTAGTTAATGTTGCTGGATCTACAAACCTAAACGGTATTACAGATTGGCAAGTAGGTGATTGGGCTGTTTATAACGGTTCTGCATGGCAAAAGATTGACAATACAGACGCTGTAACATCTGTAAACGGATATACAGGTACAGTAGTTCTTAATTATTCAGACGTAGGCGCTTTCCCTGCGACTTCTACTACAGGTTCAGGTAATGTTGTATTAGCCACAGGTGCAACACAAGCTAATCCTACTATTAGCAATTATGAAAACTTTACACCTACAACTGCACCTAGCTATTTAGAAGGTCGTGTATGGTATGACAGCACAGAAAAAGCTTTAGCTTTTTACAATGACTCATCAGCATTAGCAGTTCATGTTAGCCAAGATTTAATTGTTAAAGTAATTAACAACACAGGCTCAACCATTCCTAATGGCTCACCTGTTTATATTACAGGCACCTCAAGCGGTCAAACATACCCTAATGTGGCGTTGGCTAAAGCTGACGTTGCAGCAACTTCTTCTGTAATTGGTCTTACAAACGGTGCTATTGCGAACGGAGCTATTGGCTATGTAAGTAGTCAAGGCACTATTGATAATGTAAACACTAGTACATTTACAGTAGGTCAAGTGCTTTACTTAAGTCCTTATTCTGCTGGTCAATTAATGAATACTATTCCTCCTACAGGAATAACAGTTCAAGTTGGTGTTGCAACTTATATTGATTCTTCTGCTGGTCATATATACGTTAAGCAAACTACACCTTTATCAGTTCCTGCATCTATTATTACAGGCACTTTAGGCGTAGATCATGGTGGTACAGGTCAAGCATCTGCATTAGTAGCAGGTGGTGTAATGTATGGATCATCTACTACAGCAATGGGTGTTACTGCTGTCGGTACAAGTGGTCAAGTATTAACATCTAATGGTGCAAGTGCGCCAACATGGACAACACCTACAACAGGTACAGTCACAAGTGTTACAGGAACAGCACCTATTGCATCTACAGGTGGTGCTACTCCAGCTATTAGTATTTCACAAGCTACAACATCTACAAACGGATATTTAAGCTCTACTGACTGGAATACTTTTAACAATAAAGGTTCTGGTACAGTAACTTCTGTAGCTGTAACTGCTCCATCAATATTTAGCGTTGCTGGCAGCCCTATTACGTCATCAGGCACTATAGCATTAACATATTCAGGCACAGCTTTACCAATTGCCAACGGTGGTACAGGACAAACAACAGCATCTGCAGCATTTAATGCTTTAAGCCCACTTACTACATCAGGTGACATTCTTTATGGTGCTACAAGTGGTGCTGGTACAAGACTAGGTATTGGTACAACAGGACAAGTTTTAACAGTAGTAGGCGGATTGCCTGCATGGTCTACAATATCATCAGGATCAGGTACAGTTACTTCAGTATCAGTAGTATCAGCTAATGGATTTGCAGGAACAGTAGCAACATCTACTACTACTCCAGCTATTACTCTTACAACATCTATTACAGGTGTATTAAAAGGTAATGGCACAGCAATAAGTGCAGCTACGTCAGGTACGGACTATTCTGCAGGTACTTCAGCCTTAGCAACAGGTATATTAAAATCTACTACAACTACAGGTGCATTATCTATAGCAGTAGCAGCAGATTTTCCTACCTTAAATCAAAATACTACAGGAACAGCAGCTAATGTAACAGGAACTGTAGCAGTTGCTAATGGTGGAACAGGATTAACTTCAACACCTACTAATGGTCAAATTGATATTGGTAATGGAACAGGATTTACTAGATCAACATTAACTGCTGGTACAGGTGTATCAATTTCAAATGGTTCAGGATCTGTAACCATAACCAATAGCGCACCTTCAATTTCTTGGCAATCTGTTCAAACAGGAAATTTTACAGCAACTGCAGGTAGTGGCTATCCTGTCAATACAACATCTGGATCAGTTACAGTTACATTACCTGCAAGCCCTTCTGCTGGAAATATTATTACAATTGTTGATTATGCTGGAACTGCAGCTACAAATAACATTATTATTAGCCCTAATGGCAATAAAATTAATGCTTCAACAAGTAGTGCATATGTTTCAACAAACAGAGAAGGCGTTAATTTAGTTTACATAGATTCAACTCAAGGTTGGATACTTTATGCAGATACATACGCATCAACAACACCTATTAGCCAACCTTACACTACATCTTATGTAAGTGTAGCAGGTGGTGGCGGTGGTGGTGGCGCACAAGGAACAAATACTGCAGGTGGAGGTGGAGGTGCAGGTGGTTATTTATCAGGCACATTCCTTGCATTTAAAGGAACAGTTTATACTGTAACTATTGGGGCTGGCGGTGCTGGATCATCAGGATATCAAGCTCAAGCAACTAGTGGAACTTCAACAACTGTAACTAGTTTAACTACTGCAGTAGGTGGTGGTGCAGGTGCAGGTGCAGGTGCTACAGCGCAAAATGGTGGTTCAGGTGGAGGAACTGGTAACTATTTATCTGCTCCTTCAGGTGTTATTGGTACAGGAACTTCAGGACAAGGCAACAATGGTGGTCAAGGTGTTGCTTATGTAAGCGGATCTACATCTGGCGGTGGTGGCGGTGGAGCAACTGCTGTAGGTGCAAATGGTGTTACAACAACTGGTGGTAATGGCGGTGCAGGTGCTACTACTACAATTACTGGATCATCTGTTACATTAGCAGGCGGCGGTGGAGCTGCAGGACAAAGTACTGCAGGTACAGGAGGATCAGGCGGCGGCGGTAATGGTGGCACTATTGCAGCAAATACAAATGGTGCTAATGGAACTGCAAATACAGGAGGTGGAGGTGGAGGTGCTGGAGCTGCTTCTCTATCTACAATTAGAACAGGTGGCACAGGTGGCTCAGGTGTGGTATATTTATCTGTTCCTACTGCTAATTATTCAGCAACAACTACTGGTTCACCAACAGTAACTACATCAGGTTCTAATACTATAATGCAATTTACAAGTTCAGGAAGTTATACTGCATAATGGGTAATTTTGAAATAATTGATAACTTTTTATCAGAAGATGAATTAAAAGTTATTCAAGATTTAATGTTGCGTAATAAAGATTTTCCATATTATTTTATATCTGATGTTACATACGAAAATGTTGAGTCACCAAATTCAATGTATTTTGTACATTTATTTTACAGAGATACTGTAAAAAGTAATTATTTTCCAGCAATAGAATCAATTATTAAAAAATTAGATGCTCATGCTTTAATAAGAGTAAAAGGTAATTTATATCCTAATTTAGGTAAAGAATTAAATGAATTACCACATATAGATTATGAATATGAACATAAAGGTGCTATTTTTTATGTTAATACCAATAATGGATATACGATTTTAGAAGATGGTACTAAAATTGAAAGTATAGCTAATAGATTATTAAAATTTAAACCACATCTTACACATACTAGCACTTATTGCACAGACGCAAAAGTAAGAGCAAATATTAATATAAATTATTTTTAACAGGAATATCAATGTCACATTTTGCAAAAGTCACAGATGGTAAGGTAACGCAAGTTATCGTTGCTGAAAAAGAATTTTTTGATACCTATGTAGATTCTACACCAGGTGAGTGGATTCAAACATCATATAACACTCGTGGTGGAATACATTATGGATCAGATAATAAACCAGATGATGGTATTCCATTGCGTGGTAATTATGCTGGTATTGGTTATATTTATGATCGTACAAATGATGTGTTTTATGCACCACAACCATATCCATCATGGAAATTAAATAATACAACATGGACATGGGAAAGCCCTGTTTCATGCCCTGAAGATGGAAAATTTTATAATTGGGATGAAGAAGCACAAAGTTGGATTGAAATAGTTTAAAGGCTTATAAATGTATTATTCTGGCTTTCAAAGTAACGCATTTCAAAGTAATGCTTTCCAGATTGTTGGCGCAGTTATACCCAATGTTAATCCTATCACAAAGGGTGGATTAAAAAAAGAACGTAAACATAATAAAACGTTTAAACAAACAGTAAAAGATTCGCTAGAAGAATTATTAGGCGAACCAAAAGTAGTAGAGCAAGTGCAAGAAATAGTTTCAGAATACTCTAATTCTAAACATTTATCCTTAAGCTCTATAGATTTAAGATTATTGTCACAAAATGTAGCTGCAGCACAACGCATTATTATGCTAGCTGAAAAACTACATCTTGAAAGATTAGAATTAAAACGTGAAATGGAAGATGAAGAAGCAATCCTTCTCTTAATGTAATGGCTAAATATATACAAGATCCAAAGACACACAAACTTATACCTGCTGACGAGTATTACACAGAACAGGTAGATTCACATTACATTATGACTGATTATCAGCCATATAAGTCTATGGTGACAGGTGAGATGATAGATGGTCGTAAAGCACATAGAGAGCATTTAAAGCGTCACAATTTAGTAGTGGCGGAACAGAGTTCAGCAAGACCACAGAAGCCTGACGGTGGTCGGTTGAAAGAGCAATTGGCACGTCAGGTTTATGAAAAACTAAGATATAAATAAGGAGAAACATTATGGCATTAGTAAATACACTCTTAGGTAGTGGTAACGCTGGTCAATCAGCTCAAGCTATCGTGGGTTTCGTATCATTAGCACAAACAGCTTCTGGTGCATCACAAGGCGCACAATCTTTACCAACAGCAATCGTTGAATACACAACATCAACAAGCAATTATGGCCCAACATTGCCAGCAGCTGCAGCACCTGGTGATATGTACACAGTATTTAACAACACAGCTAATACTATTAAAGTATGGCCTGCAAGTGGTTTTAAATTAAATGGTGGAACTGCAGATGCAGCTTTATCATTAACAACATTAAAAACAGCAACATTTACTTCATTAGGAAATGGTAACTGGGTTTATAACTTAACAGCTTAATAACAATTAGGAGTAACAAATGGAAGACCAGACTACTCTGGAAACGCCATCTTTGCGTGACCAATTAGAAAGTGCAATAGAAACAGTATCAGAAACACCAGAAGTTGTAGAAACAGAAGTAGAAGCTAAATCAGATCGCCCTAGAGATGAATCTGGTAAGTTTAAAAAGACTGAAGAAGTTACAGAAGAAGCACCTGTAGAGGAAGTCCAAGAAGAAGTCGTAGCAGAAACTAAACCTGCTAAACCAAGACCATCTTCATGGAAAAAAGACTATGAAGAATCATGGGGTAAATTAGATCCTAACTTACAGGATTATATTACTCAACGTGAAGCAGACTTTGCTAAAGGTGTTTCTACTTATAAAGCTCAATGGGATCAAGCTCAACCTGTTTTAAACAGTATTGA